TTGTGTGGTTCGGTTGTTATTGATTCATCAGCTAATTTGAGAGCATTTCACGTGGCTGGTGATGGAGAAATTGGAATTGCTGTTCAACCGGGCGAAGCTGTCGTCGAAATTATGCGGAAAATTTTGGAAAAGAATTCAAGCGTGTTCGTAGGAGATAGAGATGCCGAGACTATTTTGCCTGGTTTATCTGGATCTAGAGTGAGATATCAGGACGGTACTATACAGTCTAAGACCATAATAGGGAAAAGTAATTTAGTTTCCACCATATTTAATGAAAAAATAGATAGTGATTTGACTATGTTGAAAGAGAAAGTAGTGGACGATTACGAAATGAGATTATCTACTGTCCCTCGTGAGTCATTTAGGGAAAAACATCCCGCTACTTATTACAAATATGGGTCTCCACCAAAAACTATGAAAGAATTGTCTAAGAAAACTTTTAAACATCAAGGAGAAGTAACAGACGCTGAAGTTCGTTTCGTTCAGAAATGCGTGAATTCACTGCTATGTGATTTTTCGGAATTAACGTGGGAGGAGACAGCGTTTGGTGCTCCAGGTATTCCATCGATTGACAAAAATACTAGTAATGGATATGGCTGTTTACCAGAAAAAACTGATTATTTGGACTATGAGAACAAACGGTTGTTACCCGTTGCTGCTGCAGCTTTAGAAGAATTGAGAGCTATGGCGAATGAGGAAATACCTTTTGATTTTCGTAAAGTTTTATCTGTAGAATCTTTTAAAGATGAGCTGAGAGTGGAGGGTAAAATCGATTCACCCAGAACATTTAGAATAATGCCATTACCACACATAATGTGGTCTAAACGCATTTTTGGATCGTTGACAAAACATATGGTTAAGAACCGTTTAAAAACAGGCGTGGGAATAGGGTTGAATCCGTATACGGATTTTGATGAAATAGCTAAATTAATAAGGAGACAAGAAGTCACAGGTGACATAGATTTTTCTAAATGGGATGGATCTATCAACCGTAGATTGATGGACGCTATCGGTGAGACTCTTAAAAATCGATACAAAGGTGAGTATGGTTACATGATTCCTTTTTTAATTGGAACGGCTTCTCAAAGTATGGTCTTAATAGGCGATGAATTGTGGGCTACTACTCATGGTCTACCATCAGGCTGTTGGTTCACTTTGTTTATGAATTGTCTGTTTAATAAGGCTATAACAGCGTTGACGATATTTAGAAATAAGAGTAACCCTACAGTCAAAGATTTTCAAAAAGTTGTTGATTTCGTCGTAGGAGATGACAAGCTCATTGGGTCCTCAGGTGAAATGGCTCAGGTTTTTAATTTGCATACCATAAATGAGACAGCCACGTCTTTGGGTATGGTATGTACCAATGGAGATAAAACACCTATAGAACACAGACATCAACCTTTTGAGAAGTTAACTTTTGTTAAAAGACATTTTAGGTATAATCCTGAGTTTAAGAAATACGTGGGTATGCTGGATTTAGAAACTCTGTTCGGTACATTACAGTATGTTAATAAGAAGAGTCCTTACAGTGAAGCCATGTTAGGAAAAGCGAATGCAGTACTAATAGAAGCGCGGCTTCATAGTAGGTCCTTGTCGAATGAATTTAGATCCATTTTTAATAAGTACCCTGAGACAGCTCATACGCTCAGTGACGAGGCGATATTTGAAATATTAGAT